AGAGTCCCACCATCCCCCATATCCTGGCATCTCGCGTTTCCTCGGTAGCGGGGAGGGCGGGGGCCACCGGGCCCCCACCCACCACCTGCGTCAGTTCGGGGTCTCTCTCTTCGGCCCGAAGACGAAGACCGCCGAGAGGATGACCGTATCCGCCGAGCTCGCCGAGAGCGTGGCCGTGTACTGAGCGCGGAGATACTGCTTCGCGGCCGACAGATTGAGGTCGATCTCCACGACGCCGCGCTCGGTCGAACCGCCCGAGCCTCCGGTCGCCACGACGGCGGACGCGAACGCGTCCCCGTAGTCGACGCCAGCCCCTGCGCCGTCCGCGTCGTCCTGGACGTTGGCTGCGATCGTGAGTGTTTCCGCCTCGGTCAGTACCGCCTCGTAGGCGATCACGAGTTTGGCCGAGAGGTGATCCAGGCGGTCGACATAGCCACCGTCGATCTCCGAGCCGTCGGTGCTCGTGCTGAGACTCGCGAGGTCACTGACCTTCGGAGTCAGCAGGGCCCCGATATTCCTGTGGGTCGCCACGTTCATGGTCCTCTTGCTCCTTCGTTCCGGGTTCGTCCGGCGGGTGAAGGGCCGGGGCCCGTGACGGACCCCGGCGCCGAGTTTCTTCGGGTCAGGTGATCAGGCGCCCCACTTGACGGCGGTGAGAACGGCCACCGACTCGTCGTGGCGGAGGTTGATGTCGTGCTCGGCCACCACGCGGAGAACGACCTCGTTGTTCTGCATGGCCGACTGCCAGGCCGAGCCGTCCCAGTAGGTCGCCTCGCGGAAGATGTCGACCTGGAGGTTCTCCTCTTCGCCCACGACCACGTCGGCGAAGTCGGCGAAGTAGACCTCCGACTCGGTGCCGCCGCCCAGGTTGGTCGGGATCTGGGAGGTTCCCGCGAACGGGTAGCCCCAGAGGTTGCCCTCGAGCATCTCGTCCCGGAACGCGTAGTTCCCGTTCCCGTCCCGCACGGTCATCAGGTAGTGCTTGATCCGGGGTGCGAAGACCCAGCCGGGTCGGATCATCCGGACGTCGGACTCCTCCAGCGCGAGAACGGCGAGACCCAGGTCCGTGGTGACGTTCGCCAGGTTCACCGTGGCGTTGGCCGGGATGACGTTTCCGGCGGCGGCCAGGTACCGAAGCCCCTTGGGCGTGTGCTCGGTGCCATCGCCCCGGATGAAGGCGAGGTCCGACCGCTGCGCCAACGCGCTAATCGTGTCGTCTCGCACGGTCATCTCGGCGGAAGGACTGGCGCGCCGGAGCAGCTGGTTCGTGATCGGCACCAGCGCGATCAGCTCCTTCGCGATCAGGTGCATGCGGCCGGTCGTCGCCTCGCTCGTCGATCCCCGCTGGCCCTCGCCCTTGTATGCCGCAGTTGCGCCACCCGTGAGCTTGGGCATCGACAGGTTTCCGCCGTCGAGGGGCACCATCATCGGGTTGAGCGAGCGGATCGCGGACGCGGGCCGGAGCAGCTCGATCACCTCCGGCACGTAGTTCTCGGGGACCATCGCGCCGCCCGACGCGAACGTGCTCGAATTCATGGCGGCCGAGATCTCCAGGTATCCCTGGTCCTTCGCCCAGCGCTCTGCCTCGGATCGCTGCCCGCCGCCTGCGGCGTAGGCCATGATGAAGCGGGCGAAGTTGGTACCCGGCTTCTCCTCGGCGCTCGAAGACCTGCGCCGAATGACTGCCGCGGACCGCCGCTCCTCATCGGGCTGCGCGGACGCGGTGGGTGCGACCTCGTCGCTTTTGAGCCGGAGAATCTCGCGACCGACCCAGTCGGCGCTCTTGTTCTGCTCGATCCAGCTGGACGCGCGGTCGCCCATCCCATGAGCGTGCGCCATCGTGGCGATGTCCTGCGCGCGCTTCGACTCTTCCTTCCGAACGTCGTCGACGCTGACGCTCGGGCCGGCCCCGGCCTGGGGCGCGGTGGCGGTTCCCGGCATGACTGCCTCCTCCCCGTGCGGGGTTTCGGTCTCGGGGTTCTCGGTTTTCGGCTCCGTCGCGTCCCCGGCCGCGGCGGTCGTCTCTTCGGTCACTTCGGATGCCTCGGCCGAGGGCTCGGCGTCGGCATGGATCCTTGCGGCTTCGGCGCTCACGGGTACCTCCTCGGTGCTGGCTCGTCGTTCGATCCTGGAGCTCCGGCTGACCCCCAGGTCGTCCAGGACTTCGTCGTAGGTCGCGATCCGGTCGATGAGCTTCTCGGCGAGGGCGCGCTCGGCGGTGAGCGCTCGACCCTGACCCATGCCGCTCTTCACCTGCTCCGGCGCCATGGCGCGATTCCGGGCCACGCCGTCGATGAATTGCTTGTAGAAGTCGTCCACCGTCTCCTGGATGTGGGAGCGCGCGTCCTCGGTGAGAGGCTCGTGCCGGTTGCCCTCCCCTTTGAATCGCCCGGCGGTGAACACCGTCGTAGCGACCCCGGCGGCCTTCTCCATCTCGCTGAACTCGAAGTGCACGGCGATCACGCCGATCGAGCCGACCATTCCCGACTTCGTGAGGACGATCTCGTCGGCGGCCGAGGCGATCGCGTAGGCGGCCGAGGCGATGAGGGTGTCACCGACGGCGACGATCCTCTTCTTGCCCCGGGCCTCGTAGATCATGTCGGAGGTCTCGGCGACCCCGTCGACGCTTCCGCCGGGCGAGTCCACGTGGAGGACGATGGTGCCGATCTCGTCGTTCTGGAGCGCCTGCTGGAACTGCTTCCGGAAATGCTCCAGCGAGGCTCCGCCGCTCATCGCCTCCAGGCCGCTCATCCGGTGCGCGATGAGGCCGAAGAGGTGGATCACCGCGACGCCGTTGCCTCCTCCCCGCTCCTGCATCGGATCGCGGGCGTGCCCGGCGATCTCACGGAGCTCGGCCTCCGAGCGAACGCCTCCGTCCGCGCGGAACTCCAGAAACTCCATGATCTCCTCGGCCTTGGGCTCGTAGACCGCCCACGGACCGGCCGCGACCGAGCGGAGGAAGCGCTCAGGTATCGAGACGCGCATGGGCCTTTCCGTTCGTCGGGAGTGGGGGCGTCAGGCGCGCCAGGAGCTTCGGGGGGATCCGCTCGTAGTCGTCGTCGTCCATTTCGGCCAAGTCGGTGGCGGCCTCGGGATCGGTTGGCTCACCGCCGAGGTCCACGCCCAGCTCGCGGGCCAGCTTCTGCTCAGCGGCGATCTCCCTCAGGACCTCCTCGATGTCCCGGCCACGCTCGGCCGCGATCCGGGTCCTGGAGTTCACGCCCAGCGCGATCTCTTCCTTGGCGGCCAGGATGTCCTTCAAGGGGTCGACCCAGTCCCAGCCGCGAGGCTGCCACTGGTGCTCGGCCCAGTCCTCCGGGTCGCGCGACGCGAGTCGAAGTTCCCCGGTCGTCAGCGCCCAGAGCATCCACCTGGACCGAACCTTCCGGTGGAGATGGCGGACGAGGAACCACTGGAGCAGGCGATAGACGTCCCGTTCCCGGATCGTCCCGTCACGGATCGAGCTGAAGCTGACCTGGGTCAAGTCGCCCGACAGCCCGGCGTAGGCCGCACGGAGCCCGCTCGAGATCGAACGGAGGATGATCCGATTGAAGCCCTCGAAGGCGTCGTTCGGATGGGTCGGGTCGACCTCCTTGAGTTCGAGGTTGGCCGGGATAACCGGATAGATCCCGGGAGAGAGCTCGAGCTTGAAGTCGTCCGCCGGGTCTTTGCCCTGGTTGACGATGCGTGGGTCGGGGATCGCCGCCGCGTCCTGGCGACGCTGGAGTACGCCCGCCTTGACGGCCGCCATCCGGGAAGCCACGAGCTCGGCCTGCTGGAGGCCGCGGAGCATGTGGCCGTCTTCGAGGATCGAAGCGAACCAGGTGACACCCCTGCTGCGGCCGACTCGGTCCATCAGGTAGATATGGGCGATCTCTGACGCCGGGATCCGCTCGGGCCTACGGCTCCCTCGGGGTTGCTGGTAGTCGTAGGGGTGCCTGGGGAAGACGTGGTACGCGACCGGCCGGCCCCAGCCGTTGACCTCCACGCCCATCCGGATCTCGTTCACGCCGTCGGTGGGTGTGCGATTGAGGTCCGAGTCGATCTGGTCGACGTCCAGGACCTGAAGCGCGAACCCGAACGGGTTGTCACCGAAGCCCTCGACCATCCGGACCAGACACTCGCCGTCCTGCGCCAGCGTCCGGATCGCCAGGGCCTGGATCTCCTCCCACGACAGCCGGCCGTCGACGGAGCAATTCTCCGGCTCGCTCCACCGGGCCCACGCCGCCTCGATCCTGCGGTTCGACTCTGTGTCGGGAGACCGGCCATCCCCAAGCGTGCACCGCGCCTGCATCCGGATCCCATGCGGACCCACGACGTTCTCCTCGAGCATGTCGAGGAAGCGCTTTCCGTACCACGTGTTCCGGCTGAGCTCGCGCGCCCGGCGCCGGAGCATCGTGTGGTCACCCCGGAGCTCCTGGTCGGCGGAGACCAGGGGCGCGAACACCCAGTCAGCGACCAGGCGGCCCACCCGTGCCCCCGAGAAGCTGACGGCCTGGACGACGGTACGGCGGAAGGCCGAGCCGGCCCACTGCCGGACCCAGCGAGCGGCGTCCCGTGCGCGGGAGACGAGCGCGCTACCAGGCATTGAACGTCACCGGGACGAGCTCCAGGGGGTTCCCGTCTCGACGGAGGGCGGCGATCTCCTCGTGGAGCCGGGCCCGGAGGTCGTAAAGCTCGTCGAGCGAGGTGTACCGCTTCCGGTCACCCTGAACGTCGAGCTCGACCACCACCCCTACCGCCGAACCACTCCCGGCGAACGCCTTGATGGCCGCGTTGACCTGGTCCAGGAGCTCCTCGGCAACCGTCAGCGCAGCGACCGCGGTCGTCGGATCCGCGGTGACGAGGAGAGTCTCGCTGTAAACGGTATGCCGATCGGTCCCGTCGGTGACGTAGCCGTAGAGGCTGTAGCGGCCCGCGACGAGCGTCGCGGTCTTCGCTGGAGCGACTTCCACCGCGAAGTCGGCGCCGTCCGCACTGACCTCGACCCCCCAGTCGATGTCGATGTCCGCGGGGCCCCGGACGGTGTAGTTCAGCTGCCAGTCCGTGGCCGGGTAGTCGCTGAGCGACCGGGTCCAGGCCCAGGTATCGCCCGCCGTGAGGCAGGTCGGCTCGACTGTGGGGATCTCTGCCGGCACTACATCGTTCTCTCCTACCCCCATACAAAAAGGGCCCTACCCGCGCCTCTCTGGCGAGATAGGGCCCCTCTGAACCGGGAGCTCGTGCTAGTTGTCGTGCCGGAATGGGGTCCGGCGGCCCATGGTCACGCTATATCTAGTGGGGTGCCGTTGTGGCAGTCAAGGTCCGCGGCGCGGCGGCGGCAGCGGAGCCGGACCAAAGGAGGCGTGAGTCGGTTGTGTGATGCGGGACTTCGGTCGGAGGATCAGGTGCCGTCCTGGCTTCAGGTCGTCGTAATACCGGCGCAGCTGGGCCTCGAGCTCGGGCCACTCGCGCCGGAACCGGGCAGACAGCACGGACGGCTTACGTGGAGCGGGGGGTTTTCCGAATCGGCCGAGGCTCAGCAGCCACGTCAACCACCAGAAGGGTAGGGCGACGACGGCCGCGAGATCACGTCGCAGTTCCGAAGGCTTCCCGTCACGCTCCCGGGCGTCTTCGTGAGACCAGCGCCCGTCAGCTGATCGGGACCATCCGTCGCGGACGTATCGCAGCCCCGGATCCGACCTCGCTGGGGGCCGCGGTGGGGGCGTGGGCCAGGTGTGCCGCACGGAGGCTACGCTGCCCCCTGGTATGCCGCCGCGGTCACCATGTAGCTCTGCCCACACTCGCAGATGATCGTTTCACAGATACGCTCCGGGTCCTGCTTCTCATAGAACTCGAGCCGCCACTTCGCGATTCGTCGCCGCTCCCGCTTGCCGCATTTTGGGCACCTTGCTCGGAGTTGGACAAGCGCCTCGGTGCCGGTGTCGGAATAGCTGCCCATCACCACTCCGTCGCCCACTTGGAGCCCTCTTGGCGCCGGGGCGCGCCCCCCGAGCCCTGGGATCCGCCCGCGTCCTTCCGTGGATTGCTGGCCGCCTCCACCCACGCGAGCATGTTCCCCCGGACCTCCACCCCCAACGCCAGGAACGCCGCCTGGTTGTACACGTGGAGGTCGGGGCCCTCGTTCCTGTCCGCCACCTGCACCCAGCGGAGCTTCCCGCGCTGTCGGCGCTTTTCTTCAGCCCCGAACTGCGTGAAATAGTCCGCGTCGAAGCCGTTGCACCGGTCCGGGTTGTACTTCCGCAGGTGGATGTAGCCGGGGCCGGGCTCCGCGACCCCTAGCCGACGGAAGAGCCGGTCCTTCATCCGGTAGGTGCCGACGGTGTAGACGAGACATCCGTCCGAGTTGGCCTTCGTGGGGCGCTTCAGCTCCTCGTGAGACCGGTCGCCGGTCCGGTCGCCCAAGATCGCGAAGACGTTCCGGCGCTGGCGGGGCTTGACGAACTGGTAGACGTCAGGCGTCGAGTAGCCGGCGTCGATCATCGTACACAGGATCCGGAGCGTCGCGCCGGAGACGTGCCGGTAGGGGCGGGTCAGGAACCCTTCGAGGCGCGCCCAGCCCTGGGGCGTCTCCGGGTCGGCCATGATCCGCTGGTGGAGGATGTCCCAAGACTCCTCGTCCATGCCCCAGCCCCGGACAAGGAGCTCCATCCAGCGGCCGTGCACGTCCACCGCGGCCGTGAGCACGCCCACGCCGTCCGGAACGTCGACCACAGAGCCGTCGGGGGCCAGGTACTCCTCGGCGCGAGCCTGGAGGCCGGTGACCTCGATCTCGACCGGATCCTCGGCGAAGGCGAGGCCCAGGACCTCGTTCCAGAAGACCTGGAGATCCGTGGCGTCCGCCAGCGCGCCCAGGAACTCGCCCACCAGCTTCGCCCACCGGGCTCCCGGGAAGAGCGAGATCAGCGCGTCGATGTGCCACCCGGGGATCGGCGCGCCCGGGTTGGTGGCGACCCACCAGCCCGCACAGACCATGGCGGGCCGGTGATGCTCTTCGATCGCCTCTCCGCAGTGACGGCAGACGTAGTGCGCCGTCCCCGGGACGTGGCGGTGCTCGAAC